GCCCTCTTGGGGGTGATGCCGTCGTCCTCCATGCCGGCCAGGTAGTCCCTGAGGCGCTCCCGCTCGGCGGGGGTGACCCTCCGCTTGGAGGCCGTGTACTGGTGGACGCCCACCTCGGGTCCGCCCCAGGCGGGGGCGGCGGTGCACCGGCAGTGGTCGTGGGAGGCGAAGCGGACCGAGTCGGCGGTGTAGACCTCGCCGCGTCCGGCGAGCATGCGGCAGAACTTGCAGCCGCCGTGGGTGACGCGCCGCCACCCGGTGGCCCTGGGGTCGGCGCGGGCGGAGGCCATCACGGTCTGCCGGTCCGCGTCCATGACGCGGCGGGCGGCGGCGGCCGTCACGGCCTCACGGGCCTGGGCCCAGGCCGTCTGGGGGGCGATACCCCTGCCGATGCGCTCCTTGACGCCGGCGGGGCCCAGGGCGTCCAGCGCCCGGGCGGTCTCCCGGGCGACCTCGTCGGCCCGCAGGTCAGGCAGGAGCACGTCCATGCCCTGCCCGGTGGCCACGGTGGCCAGGTCCTGGCAGAAGGCCGCCGCGACCTGGGCGGCGGAGGCCTGGTGGTCCTCCACGACGGCGACCGCCTGACGCAGCCACGCCGCCCGGGTCGCGTCCAGGTTGTCCAGGTCCAGCAGCCCCCAGGTGACGCCCATCTGCCTGCCCAGCTCTGCCAGGAGCGCGTCCAGCGCCTGCTGGTGGCCTGCGAGGACCAGGTCCTCGGTCAGGGCAGGAGGCCGCCTGTAGAACCCCACCACCCCTAGGTCCCCGCGAGCGCGCCCAGGGGGCGGGTGAGGTCCTCCAGGGCCTGGTCCGTCTGGGGGGCGGTGCCCAGGCGCTGGCGGACGGCGGTGACCTGCTGCTGGGTCATGCCCGGGACCATCGGTATGAGCAGGTCCGCGGGCACGCCGGCCTGGGCGAGCTTGACCACGCCGTCCACGATCGACCCGAAGGAGCGGGCCTCGGTGTCCTGCCAGACGACCTCGGCGCCGTGGGCGGCGGCACGGTGGTCGGTCTCGACGGCGAGGTGGAGGGCGAGCTCCCAGGACTCCCCGAAGGCACGGCGCTTGGCGTCGAGCTTGCGCTGCTGGGCGGCCTCGGCGGCCCACAGGGCCTCGGCGGACAGGTTGGCCATCTGCCCGACCAGCTGCGTCGGGGCGATCTGGGCGACCTGGGCGACGTGCTTGGTTATCTCCTCCAGGACGCTGTTGTAGGGCTCCGTGGACGCGGCGGGCAGGGCCTGGGCCCTGACGTCCGGGTCGCCGAAGGCCCACACGCGGGCGGCGGAGGCCTTGAGGACCTCGGAGGCGGAGGCGGACCAGCCGGTGATGACCCGCTGGGGGAACGCGCCGAACCTGCTGACGATGTGGCGGTCGAAGCTGACCTCGTTGAGGGCGCGCTGCGGCTGTATGAGCGGCTCGACCTCGCCCAGGGGGCCGGTGTCGGTGTCACCCCCGTTGACGAACCGCACCACCGGGCACACCGGGGCGGCGTCGTAGACGGCGCCGTGGGGGAACGCGGCGCCGGTGTCAACGTCGGCGGCGGCCGCTATCCTCGACAGGCTCGCCGTCCTGGTCCTATCGACGTCGGCGGCGGGGCCGAGGTCCACGGGGTAGACGAGCTCGTCGTCGATCAGGGCGCCGCGCAGGTACCTGGTGGACCCGACCACCTCGGTCCACACCTCCATGGCGCACACGGGCCAGGGGTTGACGTCGTCGTGCTCGTAGAGGGCGACCAGCTGGCGGGGGGAGCGGGGCAGCCACTCCACACGGCCGCCGGCGGCCAGGGGACGCAGCACCAGGTAGGACAGGCCGTAGGTGACGGCGGGCCGGTGCACCTCGCCCTGGCGGGCGTCCATACGGGCCCGCTGCCACAGGTCCCACCCCTCGGCGTCCTGGGTGGCCTCAGCGGACCGGTAGCCGACCACCGAGAGGTTCTGGGTAAAGGTGTCGAGGACCATGCCGATGACGTTCCGCTTGGAGATCCTCGCGAGGTGGCGGACCTCGGGCTCCGCCCCCCTGGGGACCTGCGGGGTACCGGCCTGGCCGGTGGCCCACCTGCGCAGGTCCTCGAAACGGGCGACGGTCAGGACCTGGGTGATGCGCTCACGCGCCTGGGAGTCGTCCATCACGACCCACCACCCTCCTTCTACACGAAGGTCGCCTCACCTGAACGGCGGCGGACGATACGGTCGGACTGCGCCCCACGCAGGGCGAGCGTGCAGGCCACCAGCGGGGTGATGTCCGCGGCGGCGTTCTTGCGGTGCCAGGCCCAGGCGTCCCCCAGGGACCGGCGGCGGGCCACGGCCAGGGCCGAGTTGAGCACCGGGGTGTCCAGGTGCCGCAGCCGGTCCTCCATGACGGCGTCGAAGAGCGCCCCGCAGGCGGCGGCCATCTCCTCGGCGCTCGTCGCGGTCACCCTCAGGCCCCTGGCCTGGAGGGGCTCCACCAGGGACGCCGCCGGCCCGCGGCGGTCCACCACCACGGTACGGATCCGCTGACGCCGGTAGATCCCGGCGACGCGCTCCACCACCCAGCCGACCTGGTTACGGTTGTCGATGACCTCGACGTGCCACCTGCCGTCAGCACGCCGCCCAGCCACCGCGATGCTCGCCGAGGACCGGTCCGGCTGGACGTCCACCGCGAGCGCCAGGCGGTCACGGGGCTGGGAGGCCATGTCCGCGCACCGTCCCCAGGTGGCGGCGTCGATCACGGCGTCGGTGGAGACCTCGTCCCACATGCCCAGCCGCTCCCGGCCGAAGCCCTCGTCGGACAGGTCCTCCCGCTCGGCTGCCACGGTCTTGCGGGGGATACGGATCCCGTAGGCGGGGTTCGCCTGCGCCCAGGTGGCCTCGTCGTCCAGGTCCGCGCCGGGGGCGGCGGACCACTCGTGCCAGCAGGTCCCGGCCGCCGTACCCGCCAGGGCGCCTGAGCGGTAGCGGCGGAAGAGCTCACCGTCGGACCTGGGGCCGGGCGGGGTACCGGTGTAGATGATCTGGGGGTTCCCCTGAGGACTGGCAGAGTTGGTGGACCGCAGCGCCTCCAGGGACTCCTCGGACAGGTCCTGGGCCTCGTCCAGGACCACCGTGTCCACGGTGAAGCCGCGCGCGGACCCCTTGGAGCGGGCGACGAACTCCACGCTCCCGCCGTTGGCCAGGACCACGGCCTCCTGCCCGTTGGTCCGGCGCACGTCCGAGACCAGGGCGGCCAGGTCAGGGAACTGGCGGCGGTTGTCGAAGAAGTACAGCAGCCGCAGGAAGGCCTTACGGGCCGTCTTGACCTCGTGAGCGGTGTGAAGGAACCGCTCACCGATCACGGCCATCCCGTAGACCTCACGGGCCTCGAGGATGGCGTTCTTGCCGTTCTGACGGGGCACGGACAGGCCGCACCGGTCGTGGACCCAGACCCCGCGCCCGTCCGCGGCCAGCCAGTCACCCAGCACGTCCTGCTGCCAGTCGTCCAGGGTCAGGCCGTACCCGGCCACCAGGGCCGAGGCGTCCTCACCGTCCTCGCGCGACCCGCTGGGGCCGGCCACCCTCAGGCGGGGCGCCTGCACGCCGACGACGTCGGGCAGCGAGCTCATCCAGCGGCCCTCCCCCCGGTCGTGGCGCCCTCTCCTCCAGGGCGGCGATCTTGTCCTCGACCGCCACCAGCTGGCGCATGAGCGTGGCCACCCCGGCCGGACTGGCACCCAGGGGGATGGCGTCGAGCTCGTCAGCCAGGCGGCGGCGCTGGGCACGCAGCACCCGCAGCCGGTCACCCGACCTGACCGCCGACGCGAACGCCCCCATATCAGCCACCCCTCCCGTAGCCGCCCACCTAGAGCGCCCACGGACGCCACCAGGAGCCATCGTACCGAGCAAACGTTGTTATCACGCCAGAAAACCGGTACAGCCGTTTCCGGTCCGGGGGGATGGGACCCAGGGCCCCGCACACGCCCGCCCCCCGGGGAAAACAAGGTCGGGGGGGTATCGGAAGCATTGCCGGGCCTGCCCCCGGGGGTCCTCCTGGGGTCCCTCCCCACTCCAGCGCCAGAATCTCGAACAAACGTTCGAGTCCACTACCAGGAGCGGGACGTCCGCTCCGTGCGGAACCGATCC